TAGTCCTACCTTTTTCAACTGTGCTTCAAATGCAGGGTCAGAGTTGATCAGTTTCAGACCAAGTGTAGTCAATGCAGTCTTACCAACCATGAATGATTTACCACTGCCTGGACCACCTGCAAGGAATACTGCCTTGAAGATGCCTGGATCGTTTACACCTTCTTCTAGTTCAACTTCTTCCATCGTTGACTTTGTTTTTTGACTCATAGCTTTTTGAGTACGATTTCTTACTTTGTCTAACTTTTTTTCAAGGTGATCGTTGTCTTTACCAGTAAGTATAGCTTCGTTACGTTTCGACTTCTGGAACGATTTATAGTCTTTACGACGATCTGCATCTTTCTGCATTAGAGATAAAATCTTCTCACGTGGTTCTGTGTCTAGGTCATCGACGAACTTCTTCAGTTGGTTAGTCTGACCTTTCTTCATCATCATAGCCGCTTTCATGAAGTCCATCTTATCGATGCCGCCGTTCTTACGTGCATATGTTTCAAGTTCTTTTGCAGCACGTGACATGTTTTCGTCAAGTTCTTCTTTTTTCATACGCTTCTTCCACATATAGTCTTTTACGACTTTGCGGATTTCGTCTGTGTTTGTTGTGCGCTTATTAGCAAACATAGTCATAATAACATCCATAGACTTACCATCGTCAACTGCTTTTTGAATTCCTTTGACATTGACTTTTTCTTCTAGTTCAACTGACTCATCCATAACTTTCATGATGTGTTTGTCCAGTTCACCGAACGCCTTCATCATGTCCGATTCAGATGCACCCATCTTTTCAAGTTCTTTCTTCAACATATCCATCGCTGCGAAACGGTTCTTATCTTGGATACGTTCACTACGACCTTTACTTGTTTTAACGAAGAACTTGTGCGCTTTGTCGATTGCTTTCTTGTGTTTTGAATTCTCCTGTAGATCTTCCTCTACAAGTGATTCGAACTGCGCATCTAAATCTGTTGACTCTTTATACATGTTTAACTCGTATCTTTTGTTATCTAGGTTTGCAACTTGAATATGAACCGCCTTTTTACCAGACTTATCTGTTAGACGATATGTGTTTGTTTTACCCTTGGAAGGTTTACGAGGACCAGTCGCAACTTTATTATCAATCTCTTCTGGATCAATCTCAATCTTCAATTTGTCTTTCGCATGTTTGTATGCATGTTGCATTGCAGACGAGAAGTCTTTGTGATATAGTTCGTAACCTGTTGACGATTTACCTTCGTTCATTTCTTCGTTCCTTACCTTCTTTGCAAGATCTTGGTCTGCGCCACCCCAAGTACCCTTAGACTTGGTGACAAATGAGTTAACACGTGCAAGTCCCCACTGTGTTGCAGTTGTGCCTGGTCTGTGACCAGTTCTCCACGCCGCAACTCCACGGTCAAACACTTTCTTCAGAATGCTCAAAGGCATCCCTGTCTTATCCGCTTTCTTTTTTAATGCTTCACCAGAATCCTCAGTGATTGCATTCTCAGTAGATTCCATCAAATCAAAGACTTGCATCGATAAGTCTTCAACACTCTCTTTTAGTGGTTTCTCATCATCATGCAACATCTGTTTCTTTTTAAACATTTTGAAACGACCATCAAACTTGACCCCTGCGTTACCAGCTTTCAACATCATATGTGGTCTCTTGCGAATTCTCATATCCGCACGTGATGCTTCATCCATGTTAACGAATTCCTCATACTTGATGATCTTAGAAGTTGTTTTAAAATCAGGTTTTCTCATGATAGTCTTATTGACGAGTTCGATTTCGTCACCCTTTTGTTTGATTACTACTGGAAGGTTTAGATCCGACGAAAGATCCTTCAGTACCGCTTCAAGTCCTGCGTTACCTTGAATGTTCTTCGCCTTGTTCTTTTGGATCTTCTTGAATAGTTTCTGCAACTCTACGACCTTGATCTCAGGTGAGTTGCGTTTGTCGTTCATACGATCTTTGAAATGTTTTGTGAATTCAACATCGACTTTAAACTTCGCAAGAAGTCTATCTGCAAACTTTTCTAGATCGTCGATTTGTTTTTGAGACACTTCTTCTTGTACCATCTTGACGAGATCTCTTCCACTGATATCTCTATATCCACGTGCAACTTGTGCAGCATAGTATCCGATGTCGTGTTTCGCATCTTTTTTCTTGCGGTTCCAAACCTTTTGCAGTGTGTCTGCAGCGTGTTTGATCATCTTCTCTTTGTTTGCTTCATCAATACGATTACCATCTTTGTCGTACTTACCAGACTTTTTCTTTGCGATTGCAATCGCCGCTTGTTGGGCGGGGGATACAGCTTCGTTCTTCTTCGCCATCTTTGTGATGGTTGCGTAATAGATGCGTTCGCCTTCCTCTTCACCGTATCGATCAATGAAGTCTTTCTTGTCGATCTTCTTCTCGTACTCCTTCATCTTATCTTTTTCTGCAGGAGTCAGTGCACGTTCACCGTACATCTGTTTGAACTTGTTAGTATGTTTGGAAGGTTTTGTCTTCGCCTCTTTATCGCCAGGCGCAGGTTTATATGCACGAGGATCATCATCAGACATCTTCGCTTGTCGTGCAAACTGTTTTGCACGTTTTTCTTTTTCGTCTTTGTCTACACCTTTATAGTACTTAGAGGGTTGAGTGCCAGGCAACTCATCCACGTCTCTGTCCTGTGAGACTTTCATTTTCTCAACAAAGGTTCCGAATCGCATTTTACTTACCTTTAGGTTGGTCTGCTGGGCGTTTGTTTCTATTCTTCATACGATCCATCTCACGTTTCTTCACAGTAGGTAACATACGTTTAGAAATCGCATTGATGCGACTAGGTGAAATTTTGTCCAGTCTTTTATCTATAGCTTGTCTTTGTCCAAAAGACATATCCTTATAATCTTGTCCTTTGGTTAATTTTTTCTTAAGAAGATTTCTTGCACCTTTTCTCGCAAGTTTTCTCAACTTCTCTAAAGGTTTGCGTTTTCTGGCGGCCTTTTCTCTACCGATTTTAATTTTATGTTTAATTCTACGGAACCTTTGTTTGGCGGCCATACGTTGTTGTCTTGTCAACGCACGTTCTTCTAACTCTTCTTTAAGGTTCTTCTGAACAAGTTTCATCATCGCCATCTTATCTTTGTCAGACAACTTAGATGCAGCGGCACTTTTGAAACCATATTGTTTCTTACCTTTTTCATCTGTATAGTCGTCAAACTGTCCCTTCTGTGCAATGCCTCTTAACTTGGTTCCAGACATTCCTTCGACACCTTCTGCATCAGGATCACGTTCGCCTGCAGAGACAACCTTGATAGAATCGAAGTTGTAGTCTTTACCATTATACTTGTTGAGGATTGTTTGGAATTCTTTTACACGATCAGATCCAACCACCATGATGATCTCGTCGTATCCAGATTTTTCGAGTTCTGCTGCGATCTGGAAGACTTGTCTTGCATTTGACTGTATAACAACATCGCCGAACGCCTTCTTTGCGAATCGGAACTTGTCTTTGTAGCTGAGGGGATCTTTTTTGTTGTTCTGCGTGTGGGATAGGTATATACGTGCGTCTGCGTTATTGGACTTAGCAACTGATTTCACCTTGTTTACTAGTTTCTCATGACCTATTGTTACAGGGTTCATGCGACCAAAAGAGAACACAACTGTCTTACTCTTTGCCTCTTTCAATTGAGGTTCAAGTTCCACGTATTGAGATGGGTCAAACTCTTTAAACTTGACCATTTCTCTTTTCTTTTTATTTTTATCTTTTTCTACTTCTGTAAGACTAGCCATGGTAATGCTCTAATTTATAGGATTAATGGTTTATTTATAATTTTCAGCGAACGAAGGGATGAATTCATAGTTTCTATATGCAGACCCACTCCAAATAGTTGACTTACGTAACCACCCTATCGCTGGCGTAGGGTCTGCAATACAAAGAGGAACCTTTGTTCGTCTCTGGTTCATGATAAAATATGCATTATCTACACACCCAAGACGACCTACAGTTTCGATCTCTTCAATCAAAGTTCTTGCAGTGTTTTTAGTCATTGCGTATGCATGTGCACCCTCATGACCAAGAATGTCTACAAACCTTACAGGTGGTCCTGCAGTCACGTGATCATATCTCTCAGGTTCGGGTAGTTTGTACCCCAAGACAACAATTCTATTCTCTGGTATATCTATATCTATACTTTGCAACATAAGCGCATCGTGTTCAAGAACAATACCAACATCTTCTTCACCCTCTGCGATCTTTTTCCAAATTGCAGCGTGACCAACTGTGCAACATTCCGCTTTCTCACCCGCATGTAGATTCTCGTTGGGTTCAAACGGATAGTCTGCAGGCGGTAGTTGAATTGGTTTGCCTTCATTAATAGTTAGATTAATACCAGACTTTGCCCACGCAAGAACGCCAGGGATGTCGCACCAACCATCAAAGGTTTCCCACTTCAAACCAATTGCATCACAAGATGCCATTGCGTCTCGTGCATATTGTTCTGAGATTTCTTTATTGATTCTGAGTATGTAAGCTAGTTGTGTCTGCATAATGTTTCTTCTTTATTGTCGTATAGAGGTTTAAATCTTTTTCAAAATAATCTTTTATTGGTCCCAATGCTTCATAATCAAAGTGAATTTCTTTAGATGCATCTATTCTATCCACTCTATATTGATTTTTATGATTTTGCAGTTTATGTTTTATTGATAGATCATTGTCCTCTATAAAGGACTGTATATGATCCAAAAGGTTTTCATATAACCAATATTCACCACGAATCTTTCCATCATAAAGAAGGAAATCAGACTGCAACAATTTAGAATTGTCTTCTCCTGTTGCTTTATCTGCATCGAACCATCCACGTGGAGCCATGTATTTGTACTCTGCCAAACTGTATGGTTTACTTTTCAGATCCTTATCCCAACGTTTAAAGAAGTAATAAAAACTCTTTTGTCTTTCGATAGGATCTCTAAGAACCGCTACGGAACGATATGTTCTGGCTTGTTCATCAGTGATAATGTCATACTCGACAAGTTGTTTTAAATTTAAATGGAGATGTTTGAAGGGGTGGTAGTTTTCGTGAGTTCCTCTAATCTCTGTGAGTTTTTCTTCAGAGAGAGTACCATCAATTTTAGCATCTTCCACTTCTGTGTATATTGCATCGGGATCATCTATATTACGAATAAAGAATTCCGATAGACTGGTACTAGCAGTCTTCGGAACTCTGAGAAATATGAATTTATATTTTGGAGATATGTACATCGATCAAGTTGCAGTTGAGTACTGCTGTGTCCAAGGCATCCCTGTTGACCCCCAATGATGTTCTGCATAGACCTTATCGTCGCCATCATAACGTTTAGATTCACGCACATAGAACTGAGGAATGAAATAATGTGAAGGGAAAATCTTCAAATGATACATGTTGTCCTGCACCAAACGACTTAGGAACTCGTTACCTGTCGATCTGAAAGGTTCTGGTGCGAGTTGATCTGCACGAAGTTGGTGTAGAGTTTCAACCAACATACGAACAAACATATTGCCTGGGTTACACGCAAGAATTGGTTGAACAAAATTTGCACGATACAATTCGTTCTCATAACAAGTATACGCTTTGTGCGGTTCAGAGATCCACAACTCATCGGTGTTTTCTAGACACTCCATATCAGCTTCTGGGAAAAACCCACCACGTTCAAGTAAGAGTTCGTATCGAATGAGATCAGAAACCCCACAATACTTCTTTGTATTATAATAGTGTTCAATGAGATGTTGATTCATCCACTTGCGTTGGTGCAACATTTCATCTGTGAAAATCTCATACTCCCACTCTGGGTGTTTTTCTTTCCACGTATTCATCCATTTCATAGGCGCAGGATTGGGCCCAATCCAAATCTGTGTGATTTTCTTTTCGATATTCATAACAGTTGCTCTCTTCTTAATAGTACCATATCTTTTGCGGGGTATCGACTACCCTCTGGTGTATCATCTATAGTATATAGAACTTCTTTTGGAAAGTTAAATGGTTCTTCGAATATATCTATCAATCTAAATTCACCACAATTCACATATATGTTTGAAGCACTTCTATGTAATATATTTTTATTCGTTGTCAAACAAATATAAGGTATTTCAGACCTCAAATAGTTTTCAATTATCTTCAAACATATATCATTGTGCAAGTGAAAGAATAGATCTCTACAGAAAAATAAATCTGCGTAAGGTAATTCGTCTTCTACAACATCCAACTCTAAAAATTTGTATTCTGGATATTTATCTTTATTGTCTTGTATCATTTCAGAAACAATGTCGCCACCTGTATATTCAATTGGACATTCTTTCAGAACTTCTATCATCCAGTTCATATCTCCACATGGTGCATCCAACATACTGTTGATACCAAATTGACTAAACATCAATGGCAGTTTTTCACGTAAGTTCTTTGTATACCCAAGTTCCGACCCTGGCCCACTACGTGATTCTTGATTGCGTCCTTCCATGCGCCATGCAAAGTTTCTATAGACCCCATCAAATATCCAAGTACGATAATCTCGTGTGTTTTTTACTTCATCCGAAGCATGTTTTGGATACTTATTGGGATCTATTTCCTTTGTCATTTACTTTCTACCCACCAAACAAAGTCGTCTTCGACATTCCATGAGTTCTCACCATAATATTCTGTAACCGCTTGTTGAACGGTTGGAAAGTGTATATCGTGTCCCATCACGTATCCACCTTTACGAACTTTTGGAGCCCATGCTTTGATGTCACGCAAACAACCTTCGTATCCATGATCTGCGTCGATGAATACAAAGTCGAGACTTCCATCTTCTACAGTCTCTGCGACTTCAGTTGTATATCCTTTGATGATTTGCGCACGATCAGGGTATTGCGCACAGAATTGCAACATACGTTTGTAGTATGTTTCGTGGTCCCAAGGGTGACCATTCTCCCCTGCAGTCCATTTCTCTGGACCATTATTCTCTGGTTGAGGCGCATAAAGATCCACCCCAATGATGTGAAGATTTTTACATGTGCGTACTAAGTGCGTAAAGGTTTGTCCCATCCATACGCCAAGTTCCGCACCTTTGGTCCAACCGTTTTGTCGGACCAATTTTTCGATTGTTAACCAACGCCAAGTGTTACCACCATCGTGTCCACGGTCACGTATCATTCCCATAACAAATTCTCCGTTATTAATCTTGTATTTTATTTATCTAATTGGTGTGAAATCTCTTCCAGCTATAACCATGCAACCCATTCCTGTAGATGGATCCATTATGATCAAACTATAACTTAGAGATTCTGGATTGATGGTTTGAATTACATCTCCATTTATCCATTGACCATTTTGTGCAAGTTGTAGTATACCCTTTGCAGTTGCAAATGGTATTTCACCGTATTTCGATTGCACCAGACCTAGTATATTTTGTACATCCATGTCACACGCAAGTGCAACAGGCATTAGGACAGGTTGTTTTTCCGCTTGTGCGCTATTCGTTACTGCGAGGATAGACCCCAACAATAACGCTGCAAGTCTTCCCAACATTCTTGTTCTCCGATTTTACAATCATATAAAATTCATCCTTATGGTTAAAGAATCAAACTCCTTTTCATTAACAATGCATCCGCCCCTAAAGATCATTCCATCCATAGAAGCAAATTCGAAATTTCCTGTTCTACTGTCTGCAGCTTCGTGTTCTGCAATTTTATTTACAAAGTCTACACATTCTTGTCGACTTTCGAAAACCTTTTCGCTAACCTGTGGTCCCATTATGACAGTTGGATCATGTAACATCCACGTCCAGAAGACCAACCAAGCGTTCATTATGAATACCCTGACACCTTGGTTAGTTTCAATAACACATGTCCTGGCCCGTCAAGCAACACTTGAATATTACGATCTGAGTAAACATCATCTACAAATCCATTAAAATCATATGAACCTGCAGCAGTGAAATAATAATGCCCATGAACATCAGATCCGCCACGTTCTTTACGTGAAACGTCGATTTGCTTATCTTTCTTTGCACCCCAAAATATTTCTGTGATAGTTACACTCGCAGTGTTCGCATCGAATGTTTCACCGTCCCCAACAAGGTTTGCGATATCTAATTCGATTGTCTCTCCTGCAGACTCCGTTGTATAAATCTTTACGACTGCTTCGTTATGAGATCTTTTGAGATAGTGAATGTTTGCCATTTATCGTTGCCACCCTTTGATATATTCCGAACTAAAGTTCGCTTTTGAGAACTGTAGTCTGTCTACCAATTTCAAAGAGTTTTTACCCAACCGATCCATCGCAACGAATCCTTCAGGGTTTGTCACTTCGTAACCCGACTGAGTTTTGAGGAACGTTTTTAGACTGTCTACTTTATTAAGTTTGTCGATGATCATCATTTTCACATCGACGAGAAGATTGTAAAGTTCAAACACTTTTTCAATCTCTTTAGTGTTCTTGTCACTGAACATTGTCAGTGCTTTTTCCATCTTGTCTGTCTGTGTTTTCTTACCACGATCAGTTTTCTTCTTGTCTGCTTCTTTCTGATAGTAGTCTTGAATGTACTTGACAAGACCTTTTACAAACGACTTAGGATTACCGATACGTTGTCCTTCACGGACTTTAGAGTTGATGAACGTGTTCACACGAAGGTTAAGTTCTTCATTGTTACCCAACTCATTTAGAATATCTTTCTTGACTGTTCTGAAGATCTTACCAGCCTCAGACAGTTTTTTAGTTACTGCTGCGGTTTCTTTCGCAGTCATCGTAACACTACCAGACTTGTCTTCGAACACCGCATCAACTGACCAAACAGAACTTACTTCTTTGAGATTAGATGCAATCTTCTCTCCAAAACTTGCTGACATTCCTTCAAGCGTTGATCCTCTGTATACTGTATGCCAGACCACACCGATCTTGGATCTTCGTATTTTCTTAGCGAGCCCACTCTTCGTTGGTATCGCATAAACAATCGTATTAGGATGGAAAGTAATATACGATTCTCCATCAATAGTATCCGTTTTGAGATCATCTTTAGTATAGAGGAAATCACCTTGAATAACTCCTTCAATTCCGAGTTTCGAGAACTCGCTAAGCGCAACCTTGAACTTGTTGTTCAGATCACCACTTATATCATTATCAATTTCTTCTGGTGTCTTATAGATTTTTGGATTCTTATTGAAAACACCTTTCTTCGCAATGAAGAATTTTCCGTCACTTGGATCTACTCCTGCGAAAATTGCAGGTGCACCGTCCCACTTGACACTTAGGTTGACGGGCGCTTTTGCATTGCCGCCCAACATGTCACGGATTGCACGAAAGTAGTTGATGACGTTACGTGTACCGTTAACACCCCCATCGATCACCGCATCTTCTGCGTGTGTCATGTGAAGGTTCTTTTCTTCTTTTAGTATGAACTGTTTAAAACGTTCCATTAGAATTTGATGTCCTTGTTGACTTTAATGTCTGGTTGAAGTCCAAAAAACTTCAATACATTCGACATCTTTCCACGAACATACTGAGTAGCTTTACTAATGTATCCACCAATTTTACCTTTGACTTTCTGCAACATACGTCTGAATGCATTTTCGTCTAGTTGTTCATTTTCTTCTTTGAGATTGGCATCCACGATAAGAGAAATCACAGACCAGAAGTTATACTCGCCTGTTTTCTTACCGCCTAGTTTACGTGAGGATGTTTTGAAACGTGCTTGTAGTTTCATCTGATCCGCAATCTGTTTGCAGTACGCATCGTCGTATACGGATTTAATTTTTGTTGCAGATCCACTATGATCTGATACAACCATAAACTCTGCAGCAGAATTACTACCTTCACCATATTTCATAAAACCAGACATTGCCTCACGTGCAAATTCAATTTTGAATTGTTCGTTTGTTTGAAATAGTACACCCAGTTCATTCATAATAGTCTTGTGTGCAGCCTCACCTTGATTGACAAGAGGATTTTCACGAGACTTAATAAGAGGACGCAATTGTGATGGAGCAAGAGATGTAGTTACAAAATCCTCAAAAATCCCCACAACCTTTTTCAATTGTGGAGATTCTTCGATTTTAGATTTTTCCATCGCTGCGTGGAATGTTGCGACTGACTCTGCTTTACCGCCAGACATCAATTGTGCCATTCCGATTTTCAATGATAGACGTTTATCACCAATCAGAATGTCACACTTAGGTGTGGTGTCTGTCGCACCATAACTTTTCCAGAAACCAGTCAGTTTAGATTTTGCACGGCCGTATTGTTCTGCCTTGACATTATTACCCAACTTAAAATGGTCTTTAATGTCTTGTGCAATGCGTTTACCCGCTTCGATATATTCGGGGTTCTGTAGAAGTAGAGTATGCACCTTGTCACTAATACCTGCAGATGACGCATCGAAGGGTTGATTAGTAATTGCATACCAACCCATAACGATTGCAGCCTCGAAATCTTCTGCTTTGATTTTAGATTCCGTGATGTAAGATTTGTAAGATTTCATGTTCGAACTCAAATTATTTTGTGCTTTCGAACTATTTATCATTGTAGACCACTTACATCGTCAAAGATATTCTTCTTTGGTTTCTTAAGAGCGGGTAGGTCATTAGGTAATGCAGGTTTAGTAACCTGTGACTGATTATCCATTGTCTGACCAATGTTGTCTTGCGCAGAATCTTCTAGATCATAGATCTTCATCTTTGATCTGTCAATACCCACAAGGAACCGACGATAGTAACCAGTGTCACCCCAACGGTTCTTTAGTTGTTTCAACATTAATTGACCCAGTTGGTCAAGTTCTTCTGTAGTCACAAGTCCTAGAATGCAGTCGGCAGTGTGTGTAATTCCCATACTCTCTGAAGTATTAGTAAGGTCAACGTCACTATTCCCATAGCCGTCACGATTGAACTGAGACGAAGTAACCACAGCACAATTAAATTCCATTGCAAGTCCACGTACCTCTTCTGCTATTGATTTAACTAATGTATAACTGTTTGCAGCTGCCGCACCACGCACACGTGATGACGAACAGATGTTTAGATAATCTACGAAGATCAGATCAGGCACAAACCCTTTCTTCATTCGTAGTTCGTTCAAGAGATGTCGGAAGTGTCCCACATGCGCAGACCCAGTTGGATATTCTTTGATAACCAACTTACCTGTTGTCTTTGACTTGTAACGGTTCATACGTTTATCAAACACGTCACGTGGCGTGATAGAAACATCATCCAATGTCACATCCATAATGTTCGCATCGATACGACGACCAATCTCTTCTTCTGCCATCTCCATTGTAATGTACAGAACATTCTTACCATACATGAGTGCGTTTGCAGCCATGTGACACTTGATAAGAGATTTACCACCACCAGTAGTGGCGAGTAAGACTGTCATAGACTTACGAGGCAGACCACCTTTGGTGATTTTGTTTAGGATGTCGATATCAAATGGGAGTCGTTCTTCTTTACGATGATAAAACTCATAACGTGAGTCGTACTCTTCTAAGAAGTCGTGACCAACTGAAGTATCGAAACTGATACCAAGTGAGTCAGAGAGAAGTTTGGGGATGGACCCTTTGTCGAGTCCGTCCCCACTGCCTTCAAGTATATTAATTGACTTACGAATAGAATTGTATAGATCACGGTCTTGACAGAACTTCTCTGTCTCGTCAATTAAGAATTGGAGATCTGTTGAGTTGTCACGAGAGATACCAGATAATTCGGATTGTGCATCCTTGTACTGGTCTTCGTTCAAATCTTTTCGTTTATCAATAGAGAGTTTAAGAGCCTCCACAGAGGGAGGCTCCTTGTATTGTTCGACATACGATACAAAAGTGTTGAATACCTTTCGTAGTGTAATGTCTTCAAAGTAATCTTCCTTCAGATAAGGATATACCTTTCGGTAGTATTCCTCATTCAGAAGTAGATTCGATAAGATCGTCTGTTCTATCATCGTTGTGGTCCACGTTTAGTTTATACTTGCGCTCAATATACACGTTAAATGCGTCATTGGCAACAAGTTTCTCAAAGAATGCGTCATCTTGTTCGATGTCTTTTAGTCGACGACGAGGTTCGATAACTTCTCCTGTGTCCAAATCAACAAGGTTATACCAACCCTGTGTCGACTTGGAAATAAACCCAGCTTCCAGTGCGAGGTCAAATAGTGCTGACCACTTCTGAATACCACTTTCGTAAAGAACTGTGAAAGGTAACTTTGACTTCTCTTTTACGAAACGTGACTTTTCGATGTTGATTGTGAACTTGAATCCTGCGAGATCTGTACCATCCTTCTCTTGTGATTTGGTAATGATAAAAATCTGATTTGCAGAATAGTAGATCCCTGTACCACCTGATACGACAGCCTTAGGGAACATACCGATCTCTTGGTACACGTGATTGATTGCAATCAAAGGAATATTTTTTGCAGTCAACTTTGGTGTAACAATACGGAAGAGAGACTTCAATGCTTTTGCACGAGACATGTCAGCGACTGCTTTCTCGTTCATCGCATCTTCAACTTCTTTCTTCGATGCAAGGTTACCTACAGAGTCAATCATGATGAACACGTTGTCATCTTTCTCAATCTGTTCCAACCTTTTGGTGATGTCAAACTTAAGTTGTTCAACATCTTCAACAGGGATGTGGATCACACGATCCGTATCAATGTTGTAACTTTCTAGATACTCTGGTGTGATACCATACTCAGAGTCGTACAACAGCGCAACACCGTCTTCATACTTATCTAGATATGCCTTCATGCAGTACAGTGACAGCAAAGTCTTAAACGACTTTGACTGTCCTGCAACTACAGTAAGGCCTGGGATTAGTCCACCCTTCAGCGATCCACTAAACGCAATATTAACAATAGGAAGTTCCGTTTGAATAGGATTCTTCTCTTCGAAAAAACTGGATTTAGAGAGAACTGAGGAAGACTTCACTGCTCCTGCTTTGAGCATTTTGTCTAAGAGACTCATAGTCTATTCCCCTTCTGCGATTACTCTCAACTTGTCTTTGTAATTTTGGATTTTCTCTACACGATCAGGCCAGAAGATTGTACTCTTTTCTGGTGACTTACACAGATTGTCAAGAAATGGAACAACCGAATGAAACAGTTTTTCCAGCCTTGCTTCCAATGCAATCTTCTCATTCATGAGATCACTGAGTTGTCCTTCGAGATCTTCTGCAGCAGCTTGAGTAGCTACTGCAGTTTCTTTTACTGCTTCAATTTCATCATCGATGAAACTAAAACCAAAGTCGAAATCGATTACATCTGTTGTCGATTTAGTACTCATACCGTCTTAACCTTTTGCAAGTTCCTTGAAGATTGATAGATCATCATCGTCATCATCTACTGTAGATGAAGAACCTGTAGGAGCGGGTTCAAAAGGGATTGAGTCCTCTTCGACTGCAGGTGCAGTCTTCGCAAATGAAGGTGTGGCGGATAGATCTAGACCGTCATCTTCATCATCATATGCACTAGGAGCAGATGGACCTGCATCTTCACCAAGATCTAACACTCTATATAGTTTGGTTTTCAACTCCGCATAGGACTTGAAGTTCTTCGGATCAAGAAGTTCCTGTAGAGAATGTTCTTGGTTGTAGATGGTTTCCAATTCTGAATCATCATCAGACAATGGTGAAGGCGCATCGAACTCTGACTTATCATAGTTTGGGTAACCTTCGAACTGACGGATCTTCAGACGGAAGTTTGCACCTTCCCACAGATCAAATGGGTTTACAGGTGTCTCATCTTCGAACTGAGGATTCATTAGATCGTTCAGTTTGTCGAAGATTTTCTTACCGAACTGGTAAAGGAATACTTTACCTTCGTTCTCTGGATTCGCTGCATCCTTGATTACTTGGATGTTTGCGACATACTTCAGGCGGCGTTTCTGTTTACGTGCCTGTTCCTTATCTGAGTCAATACCAGAATTCCACAGTTTAGAGTTATACTCTGACACTGGGTCATCTTGGTTAAGAGTCGTCAAAGAGTTTTCGATATACCACTGACCAGATGGTCCTTGGAAACCGTGATCCCAAATACGCACGAAAGGCATCTCTTCACCCGCAGGCGCAGGCAAGAAACGAATGATTGCAAACCCATTGCCCGCTTTATCACGAGTAGGTTTCCAGAACTTTCCTTCGTTCGGATCTGAGTAAGATTTTTGGGAAATTTTATCCAGTTGTGCATTTAGTTTATCAAGTGATGCAGAACGAGATTTTTTAAGAGCTGCGAATGACATATGTTTGTCTCCTTTATATTGCAGTGTATTACGTTGTATAGCGTTGTGTTAGATATCAAAGTGGTCCTTGACATAAGTCTTGTACCGTTTCATGTCCAACATCAGGAAAGGAAAATACTTTCTTGAGTGTTGTATTATATCAGAAGCCACGAATTTGTCAAGTAGATTCTGCTCCCAATATGTAAAAATATTTGCAATGTGTATTAGTATTGCAAATGTTTCCAGACTTATTTTCTTCTGTAGATACAGAGTCAATACGACTGGGTGTTGACCATCGGTTACGAAGTTTGACTTCCAATCATCGTTAAGATGCTTTAAATCAGACTTGAAGTGATAACCCAACGAGTCAATCTTTTTCTTCCATTCGACATACAGAAAGTCGTCCTCTGCGATATCTCGAATCCATGCGTTTGGGTTCTTGACTAAGTTTGCAAGAAGAACGTTTTCGTAGTCCTCATGTTTAGCGAGTTTTGCAAAGTAAAATGCATCGTTGCGACTTTTGAATGCGTCGAAGGATGCTCTTACCTTACCCCTATATTTATGAAAATCGTAACTTGGCGAAGTAAAATGTTTCTTCATTGCGAGGTATTTTATGTACGCCTCATACGACTTATCATTCACATAACTCGGTAATGTCCTGTTGTTCATCATTTCGTTTTACCATCTTCAAACCGACTGCTTCTCTTCTTATTTTTTCTTTCAAAATAGACGACTTTTTGATGACATCTGCGACTGATTCGATTTCCAAATTATGTTTATCTGCATAACTAATTAGTGCCTCGATATAAGGCACACCATTTGCAATTAAATCTGCAATGGCGAGGTGAATTTTTTCTGGTGTAAGTGACACCACATTATCTTTCATTAATCTTCTATCTCCTGAAATAATATGTTATTCACATAATAATCTTTGTCTTCCTCACTAATACCCATAGCAAGGATACTATTGTGCAACTGATGATTCTTTTTTTGGTTTATACAATACTTGTTGAGTAGATCCCTAGTAGGGAAATCAACCTGCACTGCTTGGTGATTCATATTATCCATATAATAACATATTAATTCAGAAGTTGCAAGCAAAAATTTATCAGTTTCTTCTTCTCTTACATTACCCACAGCCATCATGTGATCACTGAAGATCTCTTTAGCCCAGTCTGGAAGTTCACGAGGTTTCTTCCAAGTAAACTTTTGTGTCTCTTCATTGAAATGTTTACACATAACGTGATCATCATGAACGACAGGAGAGAAGTCAAAAAATGCACCGCTGATTTTGTTTGGTCCTGCAACAATGTCACATCCAAGGATAGGAAGATCCCATCCAGATTTTGGGAAGACATTTAAGTGCAGTAACCACAATCGTCGTTCTTCTAGCAAGTCAATTGTTTTCAAATGACATTTTTCGATGAGATCTGATTTCCAAAAATCGTCTTTCCATCCATCAAACTCTTGGACGTGTAGAGGATTTTCATACGAAATTAAGTGTTCATCGAATATACTACTTATGTTCTCAGCGAATTCTTTCAGTTTATCCTTGTGGTTCATTACTCAACTCTTCAAAAGAACGAAATGCGAAATCAAAACAAATTCTTGCTTCATCTGCCATAGAGTCATCAAGTAACGAACGAAGACCCTTGATCAATTCATAACGATGTTCGAAATCGTAGTACTTACCACTGCCTGGCACCTTCTTCTTAATCATTTGACCGCCATGTAGGTCACCAAAGTGACGTACATATAAGTGTGCAAGAAGTTTATGATTATCGTTTTTAATTCCTTCAATGTAACCTACGTATTCGACAGTAGTATCTAACGCCTTTTCGATAGGAGAAAGGTTATACTCTTTCATCAGTTCTTGCATATCTTGAAAGATTGCGTCTGCACGGAACACACCACGCCATGGTTCTGGCAGATCCACCGCTCCTTCTAATGCACCATAACAGATCATCTGATTGAAAAGATACTTTTGATAATCTTTAGGTTCGATATCTCCACTCATAAGCAAAGATGCAAATGGTGACTGTTCTGCTCTTTCGTGATGTTCCCATGTAAGTTCTTTTAGATTACTCATTTGGTTCCTTTCTGTGAGGTATCATTCCAAAAATGAAATATCTTATACCTCTTTCTTCTCCTATTTCTATTTCCTTTAAAATTTTTGCCTCCATAGGCATTTGCAATTTAAATTCTTTCATGGACGAAACGCAGTTTATATGACCTTCTATATCCAACATGTTATTCGATTGACATGCAATCCAAATGTTTCTTGGATTTTGTTTGTATTTTGGATTCAAATGCTGTAGGTGCATAATGTCAATCATATCATCCATGTGTTCACAGGAAGTGTTTATAACTAACAAATCGTTTGCGTCTTGTAATGTTTTAACTCTCTGTTTAGATAAATCTTGTTTACTAAAAATAACATTGTCATATTTGTGTAACTGTGTAGCAATGTGTCCCGCCTCTTCATCGATATCAAAACATATGATGTCCTTTACAAGCGGAGCCAACACAGGAACCAAAATAGAACCAAACCAAGATCCTATAATTGTTACTGACAAATCTTTAGATAGTATACCACTTTCTAACACAGTTGTCAAGAGTTCTTTTTTCGAAATAAATTGATTAGGGCTAACAGAGTCCCACAATTCAGTCGCTTTTTCTGGGAACCTCTGAGATATATGAACGATTCTGTTCATGTAGTCGATATCAATAGTGTTATTGTATAAGTCAATCATTTTACTACAACATAATCTTCTATAACCAAAATGTCTAAACCAACTCTGTTGAATGTAGCGAGCGCTTCTTCTGGGGTTTCTACAATTGGTTCTTGACAATTGAAACTCGTATTTAAAAGCATAGGGACGCCTGTCTCTTCTTTGAACGCATTGATGACGTTCCAATATTTTTCATTGAATGATTTTTCTACTGTCTGAATACGTGCAGTTCCGTCAACATGCGTCACGCCTGGTATTACAGATCTTTTATCTTCCTTCACAGGCATGATACGTGACATGTAAGGTGAGGGTTGGTTTGTATCAAACCACTCTTGATAATCCTCAATCAAGACTGAAGGAGCGAATGGTCTAAAGTCTTCTCTGAGTTTGATCTTCTCGTTGATGATGCCCTTGATATCTGGGTTTCTGGGATCCGCAAGGATCGAACGATTTCCTAGTGCACGATTTCCACTTTCAGATCTACCTTGATACCATCCAACGATAGATCCACCAGCAATTTGTTTTGCAATAAATGGATATATGTCATCCATATTCATTTTCTTGTATTTCATACCAACAAAAATCTCTTCTTTCACTTCATGTTCAATGCCAGCATACACTTTTGGAATATGCACATTATTATTTATGACATAGTCTGCCATCATATAAATCCCAACGGATTGTCCCTCATCTCCTACTGCAGGCGGCACAAAAACATTGTCATATATCTTAGTCAACATCTCGTTCATGTAACCATTGTAAGCTACACCACCACTCACACAAATGTTTTTTGATGTCTTACGTTTTGTTACGAGATCCTCAACAACATCGTCATTTAATTTTTGCATAGTCGCTGACATGTTTTGAGGGGGTACAAATCTTTCTTGTGCATACTTGATGATCTTGTGTTCGTGATCAGGAAGATTGCGGTGTGATGTACCATCTTTAAGAATTTCATGCAAAAGTTCATATAAACCCCAATGCACTTTACCATAACCCGCAAGACCCATTACTTTGCCTGTTTCATTGTCCTGCCATATTCTACCACCTGAT